AATGAATCATTAGATAATTATAATGTATTATATTAAAAATGAATATATTATTAATATCAATGTATAGTGATAAATGGGATTGGAAAAAGCAACATAAATTATATAGGAAAGCGATTGGGAATAATGCGAAATTAATAATTAAAAGGTATCATGATAATGTGGGGATAAAAAAGGTACTTAAAAAAAATAACATAAGTGGTATAATTATAAGTGGGTCAGATTATTTTATATTAAGGAAAGGGTCTCCTCCGGTGCCAAAAATTATTTTCAAATATAAAATACCAATATTAGCAATATGTTATGGGTTACAGTATATAGCTATAAAATATGGAAAACGTTCAAATATAAATAGTTTTAAAAACGGTATGAAAACTTATACAAAAAAGCTCAAAATGACTGTACCTTTTAATGTTAAAAAGTTAGAGTATACATATTTTCATCAAGATTATGTCGTGGGGATTCAAAAAAAATTTAAAATTATTAAACGGATGGGGAATAAAATAGTGATGGTGTATGATAAAAAGGATAATATCTTAGGAATTCAATTTCATCCAGAATATATATTAAGAACGGGTAAAATATTTTTTAAGAAGTGGTTTAAATTTATTAAAAATAAGCGCGTATTCTAATATATATATAATTTATTGTAAATATATAAACATTTGAAACTCAATTAATATATAATATGTCATTAATATCAAATTTAAACAGTAAAGGTGATGATTTAATAGAATTGAACAAAGCAAGTTTCAATAATAATTCTTTTAATTTCAATATACCGAAAAATAATGGTACGAATAAGAGTGGTTTTATGGACGACGGTTTATTTAACAGAAAAAAAATTAGTGACGATGTTATATCTATGTCTTCGCGTTCTTCGCGTGCAAGTTCAGTTGGAAATAGCAAATATAATAAAGCGAAATATATGAAAAATATGAAAAACATATATAAAAATAAAAAAATAAATCGCGATGACGATATGGATAGTACTTCTGGGAGTAGCGCGAGTAGTGTCAGTAGTCGTAGTAACGGCAGTAATGGGAGTAACGGGGGTAACGGCAGTAAAAAGAGTGGTCGTGATAGTAATTCGGATACTACAAGTGAAAGTGGTGCGAGTAGCCGTTCTTCACAAAGTGGTAGCAATGGGTCAACGACTGGTAGCGATGAAAGTAGGGTAATAAAACGGAAACATCTAAGTCCAAAGGATATAATTAGGAATGAGATAAATGAAAAACGCGAGATAATATATCAATTTGAAAGAATGGAATCTAAGGGATTTAAGATACCATTTAAATTCAATATGAATTCTGATTTAGAAGAAATGAAGTCAGAGTATAATCGTATTGTAAGAGAAAAAGAGCTAGATGGTAGCGTAAGATTTCAACAGAAGATGTTAATGGCGCTTGTATCTGGCGCGGAATATATGAATTCAAGATATGATCCATTTGCTGCAAAGCTGGAAGGATGGTCTGAACAAGTTAATGAAAATATCAATGATTATGATGATATTTTTGAGGAATTGCATGATAAATACAAATCGTCAGGCAAGAAAATGGCACCAGAATTAAGGTTATTCATGTCATTATCTGGAAGTGCATTTATGTTTCATTTAACAAGCAGAATGTTTAAAGAACAGCCTATGCCGGATGTTGAAAATGTATTAAAATCCGACCCAGAATTGATGAAACAATTTCAAAATGCGGCAACCAAACAATATATGATGGGTGGTGGAGGGAAAGCACAAGCACCGGCATCAAATAATATGGGAATGGGTGGTGATAATATGGGATTATTTGGGATGGTAAGTAATTTATTTGGTTCATTAAATAGTGGTCCGACATCATCGGAAATGCCACAGTATCAAAGTAATTTTAATAATAGACCGGTTGACGATGTAGATTCAATAATTAATAATGTGCATAATAATATATCGGTAGAGGACGATATAGATAATAATATAGAAACTTTATCTGTGAGTGATGAGGAAATAACTTCTATAATAGAGGATACTGCCGATATTCAGATATTAAAAAAATCAGGAAAAAGAAAGGATAATACTAGAACTTTAAATATATAAAAAAATAATTTGGTTTCATTTATCTTTTTCTACGAACATTGGTTATTTTTTTAGCGCTTTTCTTAACAAAAGCACCGATATCTTTTGCGGATTTAGCGATTCTATCAGGAGTAGATTTTAAGGTACGCATTGGGTTACGGATAGTTTGTTCAACTTCATCTTCAAAAACCTCGATGCGGTTTAAGAGGCTGCTTAGGGTGCTTATTAATATAGGGATGATGATTATGGTAAATAATAGGGTTAGGAATAAGAATAGGGATATCATAGTGCCGATTGCGATTATATCTCTGGTCATATCCTCGGAACATTTGCATTTTTCGTTAGTTAAATAGTTAACATAATCGAAAGCGTAGTAAATATATACCACAAATAGTAAGAAGAATACAAAAGTCGCGATAGCAACTAATTGTACGAATACGCTACCCATGCTTCTCGCCACGGATTTTAGCGAAATAAATGCGGTTACTAAGAAATATACTAATGCTAATATAGTAAAGTTCTTGATAAAATCTTTGTTAGGATGTTCGGAGCATTCGCACCCAATATTTTCTAACTTGTATAAATAAGTGTATATTATTAATAATAATATAACAAATATCATTTGAATTATTAAGCTACTGTAAAAAGATAGATTGTTTTCTTCCCTCATATTATTTATTATGTTTCTTACTCTATATTATAATATAGAAATTATTTATTTTCCAAATCCAAAATATTATATATTATAAATTTCGTAGAACTATTAAAATTTGAATTATCTATTTCTCTGATTTTATTAATAATATCCGGTGTTTTAGTTACAGTTAATATTTTCAATATTTGTTCTAAATATATATCTATAATATGCTTATAGACCTTATTTTCTTCTATAATCAAGAGTGTATAATTAAATAATAAATATAATAAGGTTTGTATTTCATCAAATTTAAATTTCAACCATATGTTATTCATATTATTTACATTTTTTTTCCATTTAACATAGTCACAGTATAAATCATATTCATCATTTAGTAAAAGTATATTATTATCATAAAATGATTTTGGCGGGTCCCATTCACACAACTCTATATATTTTTTCCATTTAGAATCTATATAATTATCCGAAAAATCTTTATCAAAGAAACTCAATATATTACTATATAAATTATTTTCATTTAGTTTAATATATTCCCATATTATTTCTATGACATTATGATTATCGTTTGTTTTAATTATTTCTTTAATGTTATCATATAATGATAATTTATTTTTGGTTGTTATTTTATTAAGTAAACCTAGTATTTTACGTTTCAATAATGAATTATCGGTAAAATCAGGAATTATAATATGAAATCTGTTTTTTGGAGCTATTGTTTTTTCTTTTTTATTATAAACTTTTTTCGCCCATATCATTTTGGGGTCATAATAGGATTTAAAACAATTATAATTTTCACTTAAATCATTTGCCTTATTCTTAATATTATCTGGTATTTCTTCGATTTGTTCATATCTCTTTTGAAAATAAGCTATATCTATTTTAATAATACTATCATTCATTGTAATATATAATACTATATAAATAATCTTATATAATTAAATACATAAGGCATTGTTAATATTATATATAAAATGACGATTGCCACCAATAGCATTGAATCGTTTAGCGATTTTGTAAACAAGTTAGAAGAGGTTTATAAGAATCAATCGGTATATAGAACTCTTATAGTTTATGGTTTAAAAAAAAACGGGGCTATTTATAAATATTTATTGGAACATAATAATAATACCGTATATATGATAAATGAAGATAAATATTCAAACTATGATAAATTAGATTACAGAATATTAATGATAGAACAAAATAAATATGACAAGTTTATTAACAATAATGGTAATGATTTTTTTAGTCATTTAATAAATACACCGTGTTGTAAAAAATAATTATCTATTGGTATTTTAGAAGTATATATTAAATGGTGAAAAAAACGTTTAAGATTGAATACATTATATTAGCGACATTTGTATTGATATTATTTGTTTTAATATTAAACAGTAAGAATATATGCGAAACTTTTTATAACAATAATAAACAATATAGTTTAGAATATTATTATATGGACGGTTGTGGTCACTGTGATGAATTCAGTGAAAGCGGTATTTGGGAAAAATTAGAGAGTTCTAATTCGGATAAGTGTAAATTTGAGAAATATAACATGAAAGATAAAATGGACAGAATTAAAAAGTTTGATATACAAGGGTTTCCATCAATATTACTAATAGATAAATCTGATAACAATGATAAAATGGTTAAATCATATGAGGGGGCCAGAACATATGTTGATTTAGAAAAATTTATTAATAATATATAAGATATTATTAAGGTATTAATATAACAATAAAATGGGTGGCGGATTATTGCAGCTAGTTTTAACGGGACAAATGGATGAATATATAACAACTAATCCGTGTATTAATTATTATAAGTACGTTTATAAAAAACACACAAACTTTTCATTAGAAAGCTATGAGACCCCTCCGATAAATAATGCGAGTGGTGGATTTTATCAAAGTGTAAAGATGACATATAAGATCGATAGACGCGCGGATTTATTAACAAATATGTATTTATCATTTAAAATACCTAATATATATTCTAACAATGAATTAAGATTTAGATGGGTTGAAAATATAGGTTATAATTATATAGATCGTGCTGAATTATTGATAGATGGGAATACGATTGAAACATTATATAGCGATTGGATGAATATTTGGAATGAATTAACTAATAAAGATGGAATAGAATACAATAAGTTGATTGGTAATGTTGCGGAATATACCGCACCTTATAGTTTTCAGGCAAAATATACACTTATTAATAATAAGTTATATAATATTAATTATCCAGTATCTACATTTGCGAGCAGTACTCCGAGTATTAAAGAGAGAGAAATACAGGTGCCATTAAATTTTTGGTTTACGAGGAATCCATCACTAGCATTGCCTTTATTAAAATTAGCAAATAATGAAGTAACGTTAGATGTATATACTAATAAGCGCGCGATTGAAGGTTTATACAAGGTATGGAGTAATAAATTGAATACATATGTATCAAGTAGTTTTTATAATTCTCTACATAATTCTAACATATCGATTAGAACATTCATAAAAAATAAGAACCATGATGTTCAAAATAAATTACATTTGACATATGTATTTATAGACACTATCGAGCGTAGTAAAATGCTTATTGAAACGAATAGCATGGATTATATTATAGATACTGTTAAATTGACTGAATTAAATATTGACACATCCGCACAATCAACAGTAACATGTGATATTACTAATGCTAATAATCATGTAAAAGAAATTATATGGTTTATTAGAAGAAATGATATGTTAGATAAATATAATAATTATATTAATTACACAGCATCACCCGTATACTCCGAAACTATGAATATTATGAATAAGGCAGTTATTAAATGGGCAAATGATACAAGTCGTGCGGATTATAATGCGGAATATTATAATAATGTTCAACCATATTATTATCACACTAATATACCTAGAACAGGAATATACTGTTATTCGTTTGCATTATTTCCTGAGAAAATCAATGCGTCTGGATCATATAATAATTCGCAAATTAAAACATCTGTTACATTAACGACAAATGATTATAGTAAAGACCCGGCTTTTAACACCATACAAAACGCAACAAAAGCTATATTGGGTGAATCTTATAATTACAATGTATTATATGAAGGTAAATTCTTTGTGAAAGAATTGAATATTCTTTCTATAATAAATGGTAGTGCGCAATTAAAATTTGTTTAATTTTTTTATTCATTGAAAGTAGTAAGAATGGATTTAATTGTATTGGTAGTTATATTATTAGCAGGATTTATAATAAAATATCTAATTGATGTCATAGCGTCTCTAAGTAAAGAGATAAAAGAGATTAAGAATAAATGTATAAAATCCTCGGCTACTACTAATTTAAAAGTAGAAACTATAACGCCAATAGAAAAAATGAATAAAGATATTATTAGCAGTATGTCAAATTATAAAAAGTTTTTTGATTAAAATACATATAAATAATATAGCCTTATATACATTAACAATAAATATAAAATGCCCAGAAAATCAAAAAATCAAGATGACAAAGCAATAGAAATGAAAAAAAGGAAAAATTTAATGAATACTATGGTGAAAGATGTAACGTTGGTTGAAAATGAAGATATTATATTACAATTACCGATTACAGAGGATATAAATGATAATATAGATGACGCTAATATACATGAACAACCAATACCTTATGAACCCGATTGTTTTTATTTAAATGATTCAAATCATTACAATAATATACAGGACAATAATCTAGAAAACATTGATACAAATGGTGAATTTATGTTAGATTATGGCTATTCAAAAGATATACTTAACAGTAACAATAACTGTTATTGGTGTTGTCATCCGATAGAAAACAGATCATATGGGATGCCTTATAAATATAATGTTAAAACAGATTCTTATGTTTTATTTGGTAGTTTTTGTTCGCTCGAGTGTGCAAATGCTTATAATTTCTCTTCTCATTGTGGTAGCGATAAGGTTTGGGAAATTAATAGTTTGATACAAATGTTGAGTAAACATTATGGGTGCAACAGACCAATAAGACCATCGCCTTCGCGATTTTTACTAAAAATATTTAATGGACCATTAACAATTGAGGAGTTTAGAAGCAGCCATTTAACTAATGATAAAACACATATATTAAATTTACCACCAATGATAACAACTACACATAACTACGAAATAGTTAATACATCTTATATCAAAAATATAACTGATAATATCAATAAGCAAGGAAAAGAACCTTCAATATTAAAAAATATAATTGAAAATAAATTGAAAGCCGTAAAATAAAAAAATGATATAAGGCGTATATCCTTTATATATTACGTATGATGTCGGAGATTTACTTTTCGCGGTATAGAATTTCAACTATCACTTGTAATGCCAATATTGGTGTAAATATTAATCTTAATTTAAATGTCTTATTTGATAATATTGATATTAAAGCAGAATGTTTTGATAATAAAGAAGGTATTGTATGGATTCAATTTATGAAAGAAGGCGAGGATGTTTCGCGAGGAACATATCCAAAGAAACGCCGAAAAAGCAAGAAAGATAAAGTAAAGAAGAATAGATTTGATAACCAGGTTACTATTATTTATATGTTTAATGATAAATATATACCTAATGTAAAAATCTTTAAAAATGGAAACATACAATTGACAGGTATTAAGAAGGTAGAGGATACTGAAATTATTGTTAATAACATTATTAAAAATATTAGAAATATTTATAAAAATGTAACAAATAAAATTTTATCAGAAGATAATGATATTGATATGTTGAGTTATCAGAACTTTAAAATCAGAATGATTAATACAGATTTCAAGGTATATACTAATTCTGAGATGACAAATGGTTTTGAATTGAAACGCAAAGAAATTCATAGATTGTTTATTGGGGAGAATTATAATAACAAATGCTCTTTTCAACCCGGTATTTATCAGGGTGTAAAATTAGAATATTTCTGGAATAAAATTAGTGAATGTAAGAATGGTATTTGTAATTGCCCAACGAATTGTTATGGCAAAGGTACTGGTTCTAAAATAGGTGATTGTAAAAAAGTAACAGGAGCATTATTTGAAAGTGGCAGTATTCTAATCACAGGAGGTGTAACATTTGAACAAGTTGACGAGACATATAAGTATATTTGTGATTTTCTTAGAAAAAATAAGGATAATATTAAGAAACCTCAACCAAAGGTTTCGTTGATGTGACAGCTGAAATTATAATTATCATCTGTTTTATTATATTTTTTATATAAGTCAGTTTTTACTGTATTATTACCAGGTCTATTATATGATGGTATATGGTGGTTAGCATAAAAAAGCGCACTGTACGAAACAGCATCTGGTTCAACATAGGGAATTACATAAGTATTACCCCATGGTTTCTTATCAAATAGCACGTCTCCTGTATATAAGCCAGCATTTTTAGGAGGAGGAGGTACATTAACACCAGGTGAATAATCAAGCTCAGTATATTCTAATTCTTTTTTCATTATGATATCTCTATTTATATTATATATATATATATTGAAAATGTAACCTAATTATAAAATGAGTACATAATCTTATTTTTCTAATGATTTTATAAACTTTTTGAAATTTAAGAGATTTTATTAATTATGTACTCTTTTTTTATCTAAGTATATAAAGAAGAATATTATATTAACAATATATAAATGGGTAGAAAAGATAAAAAGCAGAAGACACACGACGACCATGCTTTTGTAAAAGATGGCATGGAAACTAATGAAATTAGAACGATTGTGCAAGATATCATGCTTTACATAGAAGAACAAAGAAATAAAATGGATTTTAAAGATATTATTGCCAGTTTAAAAGATAATATCACAAATATTGAATTCTTTGAACAGAGATATCCTATGTTATACCAAATGGTGACAAAAGAAGAAGGTTTTGAATATAAGAGTTTTGAATATTTCTTGAAAATGCGCGAAGGTATTATACAAAATCAAATGACGAGCGATGATGCGTCAAAAATAGTAGGACAACAATGGTATGATAAATATTGTAAAAATAAAGTAGATAAATAAAAATTGATATAAGACTTATAGCTTATATTAATAACAATTATGAATTCAACTCAACCCACAATCAGTTTCCCAAAAAACGTCAATGAAATTATTTCAGAGACTTATGATATTTATAATAGTATTAACGATGATAATAAGACATATGCTAATTGTTTGATTATGGTATTGAAAAAATATCATTTGTGGCCCAATATCAAAGTGAAAAAGTTCAAGAATCGTTCTGATATTGTATTGCTTCATAATAATTATAAGATGAGTGAAATCTATGAATATAAGGAACTATATAAGCAATGCAGAAGTATCGTGCTTGATTTCACGCTATCTTTTAATAATAACATTGTTGTTACTTATGCGAATTCTATTCCAACTCGCATTGAAGCAAATACATATATGACAAATATTTATAGTGATAATGACAAGTGTTATGAAGCATACGACGGTACAATGATTACTGTATATTGTCATAATGGAGAATGGTACTTTGGAACATCTAGTTGTCCTGATGCAAATAGTTCTAAGTTCTCTCATCCAAATAAAACACATGGAAATATGTTTGACGAGATTTTATATAAATATTATGGAAATCAGCTAACGAGCGAAGATATGAATCTTCAACCTAATGAGATGTCACTTATTCTTAGGAATAAGTTTGTAGCTTCATTAAATCCGGAAATGGCTTATGAGTTTATTATTATTCATCATGAAAATATTCATATTATTAATTATACAAATGTATTGGGTGAAAATTACAAGGAATTAATTCACGTCAATACAAAGAATAGAGAAACATTGATTGAAGAAGATGTTCATACAAAAGTGGAAGATTTCATTAATATCGGTATTAACTATCCGAAGGAATTCGCAAGTATTACAGAAGCAATGAGTTATATCAATGAGAATCAATACAGTTATGGACTAATCATCAAAAAGAAAATTGAAAATACCGTAAACCTTTATAAAATTTCTACCGATGTTATTAATTATAGAGAAGACACAGATCCATGCCATCCCAATACATGGATGAATATTCTAAGTGTATATATGAAAAATAAACAGGATTATACGGTTAAGGATTATATTAGTAACTATGTTCCGAATATTGTTCTACCAATTGATAATAATGGAAGACCGATTGATGCAACATATATTATCCATACACTAATTTCAACAATTAAAGATAGTTTGTATAATTATTATGTATCAACAACAACATACTATCCGAAATATGGTAGATATAAAATGAATAAAGAGTTGGATAAACAATTTCCGCCAATTATTCAATACCATTTGGCTCAACTAAGAAACCTTCAAACCTCAACGTATAAAGAGAAAATGATTACATCATCTAATGTATATTACTATTTGTGTCAATGCAATGATGTTAAAAATATTAAAACATTGATCCAATTCTTTGCGTCAACGCCAATTAATGAAATGCACCCCAGAACATCAATGTGTTTTGCGATTATGAATAGTCTAATATCCTAAATAATCTTATCTTATATTAGAATGAGCTATTATTCAACACAAGGTTGGGTGTATATAGTAATAAGTATAATATTTACAATTATATCTTTAATACTTAATATTTATTTGGAAGGTGTCGGGTTATATATGTTTGGATACCTGTTATATTTATTATTGATATTAATAACTGCATATAATATAACCTGTTTAACAACGGGCGAATGCCATTTATGGAGTTGGATAGTTACAGTATTATCAACATTACCAATGATATTAATAATAATATTAGTGATATATGGAATAGTAACTAAATCTTAATATTAATTAAATTCTTTTTTTATAATAGATTATAACATGTATTCTACTAATTATATTAGCGATTTCTATGATAATATAAAGGCTAATCAACAAGAATTAATAAATAATCATAATACTTCGTGTCAAAAAGGTGGATATTCAATTTTAAAAAATCAATTTGATAAAATAACTATACAAACTGATATGAATAAAATTAGATTGAATGTGCAAAAAGAATTAAATAATAAAATATCAAATATAATGAAAAATATACAGGTTGGTGGTGGAAAAACTCTTGGTGATAACATTAAATTATCAAAAACACTAATAAATAAGCAATGTGCATTGGAAAAGAAACTATTGCTAAATATTACTAAACAACAAAAATGTATTAAACATAATAAAATAGAACATTTGAGTAAATATCAAAGTGATTTTAAGGTAGACTTTAAAAAAGCGAATGAATATAATAAGAGTATCAATAAATTACAAAACCATATTAATAAAATTATAAAAAAAAAAGACACAAAAATAAAGGCAAATGATGGGCAAAAATTACTAGAAAAAAGAAGACAAGTAAGAGTACATACTCTTAATAATCTAAAATCTATGATTAATAAAATTAAAAAATAATTTGTTTTTTTATTTAAAA